TAAATTTTTCCGTTAATCAAATTAGTTGTTTTATAAATAATCATAAAAGCTCCTTATATAAATAAATATAAGGAGCCTGTGAAATTAAATAATAGTGCAATTGCCACCCGCGCAGGCCAACTCACCAGCTAAATCTGTGTTGTCATCTAGTTCTATAACTTGGCTTAAATCAATATTAGTTAAAGATTTCATCATTTCGTGATAACGTTCTTCTGTAATATCTTCAAATGGTGCTTGAGTATATGTACCACCATCATATGGTAATACAGATAATCCGTTGTAATGTTCTCTGTTATCCCACATCCATTCTCCTGCAAGATCCCAATCTTCTGCTTTCAATGAAACTGTTGCAGAAACGTTGTGAGTGTTTTGTCCGCTTCGGTGTCCTGGTTTCACCCATTCTAAATGTACCTTTTTGATACGATCTAATAATTGGAATGGAGACTCTGTTCTTAAAATTGCCCCTACTGGTGCTTTTTGTGGAATAGAAATTACTGCAGTATCGTGTGGACGGAAATATTCATCTTCAATTAATTCTGGATGATTAATTGCTAGGTAACTATAAATTGGCTCATTCTTTCCTACACGCACTCTACGAATATAATAATCATTATGCCATGCATGAATTCCAGAACTTGTACCTAATGCCAATGATGTTGTTCCTGCGGGTTTAACTGTGGTTGTACGAGCTGATTTATTTATTCCGATGATGTTTGCTACTCTTTCATTTTCTTCTTTAACTACACGAGCCGCTTTTTTCATGTCATATCCTAATACAGCACCAGATCCAATACCTGTCATAGAAACCCCGATAAGTGCATCTTTTTCAGTTGTACGTTTCCAAACCGGTCGAAGATAATGAAAATCAGTGTATCCTGCTTGAAGTGTACCAATAAATGCTGCAGCACGTACTCTTGATTCTAAATCTTCTTGTGATTCAATATCCGATGCATTAACTTCGCATAAGTTACAGAATTGGTATGGACGTAGTGCAATTTCGCAACATGGGTTAGTTCCCCAATCTTTATCATTTGATAAATAGATTCCTGGCTCACCTGCTCCTGATAATTCTACTCGTTTCCAAATTTCTGCAAAGAATTCTTTAGTAACTTTGTGGCGTAACAATACTGCTGAGTTGTTTGCACGTCCTCTTTGTGGATTAGTTTCCCACCAGTTACCAGATTTACATGCAATCATTTCATCATCATCAGCACTGAACAAACTAATAAGAGCTGCTCTTCTAATACCACCTGCCAATACCGCATCTGCAATATGGCATACCATGTCATGAACTTCAATTGATGTAAGTTTATCGCCATCTTCTTTTGCATCTAAAATACCTTGCAATTTAATTAAACATTCCTTTAAGGGTTGTGGACCTGGAGCTTTACCACCGGATGTAACTAAACGAGCTCCTTTTGGACGAATGTCTGAAAAGTCAAATACAAAAGTTGACCCACCTGTAAAATACGACTTAACAACCGTTTTAACTGCATCTGCCCAACCTTCAATTGAATCCGCAATTAAAAATCTTCTTGTTTTCTTAGGATTTGGTTTGTGAATTTCTGGCAATGCGTCTACATGATGCTTTTGTACAGAATATCCAACACCAGTACCACCTAATAAAAGAAACATTGCTTCTGCAAATGCTCTGTAATCATCGATTGGTAAATAAGCACAGTTATAAATTCTGTTTGGAGAGATTTCAATTGGTTTACCTCCGAATTGCAAACTTCTCATTGAAGGCAATACTTTTTTATCATACACAAATTTGTATGCGTCTTCAATCTCTGCAGTCAAAGCCGGATACTGTTTGATGTGCATTTCTTTGTTTCTTGTAACTAATTCATCCCAAGTTTCGCGTCTTTGCAATTCCGGGATGTACTTGGCATACTTCATGTATACCGTAATTTCACTCAAAATTTTGTTTGAAATCTCCATTGTCATAAATCCTTTTTGTTTTTTTAAACTATGTTTTTTAGACAAAAAAAGGACCGGTGAAATTGTACCCGGACCTCATTTGTATAAATAAATATCATGCCCTACCCAAAATTGCCGCCTAAATCTTTAAAACGTTGAGCTAAATTCTTCTTCATGATGTTTTCGCCAGATTTCATTACTTGAGTAGTTTGTTTTCCTTGTGATGTTTGTGGCTCAAAGAATTGGAACTGTCCGTTATTTGTATTTATTTTACTAGGCAATGTTATACCGTCTGGTCCAAATCTATTTTTAATTACGTGACCTCTACCGGTACCTGACATTTTATCTTCAACTTTTCGAGAAAGTGACATTAAGAAATCTGCTACCATCACTTTACCATAAGAAGATGCAATTTTATCTGCTTCAATAACATCCTCTTCTAACGCACTTCGACCTGCTTGAGACGCGGTCCATACTGGAATGGAATACTCACCTGCCATTCCTCTTAACTCCTCGTAAAGTTCTTCTAAGGCTTCGTGTTTGTCCTTTTTTGCATTGATTTTCAATAAGTCACCATAATCCACAATAACTACATCAGGTTTTTTACCTAACATGATAGTTTTTTCTAAATGTGCCTTTAGTCCCATTACCCCAACTGACTTAGTTGGATAATATTTTACTATCAAATCACCTTGTAGGGTCTGCATTTTTTCTTCAACAGTTTCCTGATAATTCTTTAAACTCTGAGCATTAATACCTGTTAATACAGAGTCATATCGTTGGCCAACATAATTCTCATTAAGTTCTAATGTATAATGTATAACCGTATGTCCTGCTTTAATTGCATTTGCACCTATATTAATAAGCAACCAAGATTTACCAATACCAGCAGGTGCCATTACAACTCCTAATTCTCCTGGTGCTAATCCTCCATCCATTAAATCATCAATAACATCCCAACCCGTAGTAATAGTTTGTCGGGATGCTTCGGCATAACGTGCTGCAATATTGAGTTTATAGTCTAATCCAATATTAGTATCAGCTCCAGCTTTCATGGCAGTATCAATCTTGCTTTTGATTTGATCATAACTACCCATTTTCAACAGGTTAACCGAATCCATAATAGCTCGTTTGATTTCTTGATTCTTGCAAAAGTTCAATATTTCATCTTTCACAAACGATAAATCATCTGACTCCATGAATCGAAATACATCTTTAAGCTGTTCTAATATTGCCGTTTTTAATATTGCTTCCGGACCATCATCACTTAATTCAGTTAATTTAACTTTTAATACATCTTTTGATGGAGGTGTCTTGTATTGATGAAAATGATCTAATACTACTTCTAATAACCAGTTATTTGCATCTGATTCGAAATATTCGGGTCTAATAATATCAGCAATTTGTTGTAAAAATATCCTATCCGTAAACATTGCTGCTAGAACTTTAACTTGGAAGCCCCAGCCGTATTCACTTAATTTATCTGTCATGAACTTATTATATGATTGTTACGTATAAAATCCAAATTTATTTTTTGTTTGTTTGCATTGCAAATGCATTCAATGATAACCAGGTGCTATTCAACCATTCTGGAAGATTCTTCATTGTTGTCCACATTTTATCTTCCATGAATAATCGTTGAAATTCCATTTTATTCAGAGTAGGTATTGGTTGTTGCATAATACCTCTAATTACTGACATAGCTTGTGCTGGTATGTCTAATAACTTGATATTCATTAACTGATAATTAGTTTGTAAAATACCATAGTTATCCAATATCTTTTGATAATTTTTTGATTCTTTTAACAAAGCCTTATCTGTACACTTTTCATGCAACTGTTCTAATGTAAATTCATCAGCAGATGCTAATTCTGGAAATGTCTTTAATATAGTTTTAGGACCAATACCATTCACACCAGCAATATTATCTGATGTATCCCCAGTAAAGGATCTGTATACCACATAGTTTGTTGGATGTACCCCGAATTCTTCTAGTAATGCAGCTTCATCATACATTTTCTTTTTGATAGGAGACCAAACTTGTAACTGAGGACTTATTAATTGATAAAAGTCTCTATCCGTAGATACAATAGTAATTTTCTTTGAGATATTCTCATACATTTGAGCAATATATGCAATAGTATCATCAGCTTCGATACCATCGATTGCAATAAATGTAACCGGCAAATTATCTAAATAAGATACTATTCGGCTAAACTGCCAACGCATAGCTTCTTGTTCATCTTCTATTGTAGCATAGTTTTGATGATCATGTCTGCGTAATCTGGTTTTATTAGCACGATTTGCTTTGTAATCTCCATGTATCTTTTTGCGCCGAGCAGAACCACCTCTACCATCAAACACAATTACGCATCTGCTAGGTTTAAAGTCTCGAACTGCTTTACCTATAGAAAATAAAAATCCAGTAATACCACCAATATGGTCACCATCTTCATTTGTTGAGGGCGTTGCTCCAAATGCCCTGATAAAAGTGTTAAGCTAAAGGCCGTCAAACACCATGATATGATCATTCACATCGGTGTTGACGGCACGTTCCTCTTTTAATTTGTTAAATAATTCTTTGTATTTATTCATAACATTTATTTATTTCTGCATTTATTAAAATGCCATTTATACATACCACGTGGTGAACCTATTTTATTACAATACGGACACTGCACGGGATCTGGTTTCTTTTTAATTGTATATGGCCCTTTTTTAATACCACGTTGTCCTTCAGAAATCTTTCTTCGGTCTTCTATTGATCTAGTAGTACCTTTCCATAAAGCACTTAGTTTTTGTTTCGTTTCATTTGAATGTGTAAATTCACCTGGTACTCGGTTATTTCCTCGCAATTTTGCTTTTGCACTTAGTTTTTGTTTATGTTCTTCAGATAACTTTTGACCTTTTTGCCGAATGCTAGAAACCTTTGAAAATAATTGTCGCGCATATTCATAATCACGTGAATATACTTTGTAATCTCGTTTATATTTAGAATTCGAAACATTTCTAGACATCATCTAATACGCATATATTAACTTATGTTCATTTGGATAAATTTCACAAAGTAATTTATGCACAATAAAATGTTCACGGGCTGTTAATTTAACAGTCTCTTTCGATGTCACATCAATACACCGCGGAATAACATGATGCTTTTCGACATAACCTTGCAAAGTTCTATTGCGAGCTCTATCAATTATAGCATCATGTATTCTTTGGTAATTCATAACTGGTTAGCCTTCTTCATCTATAACCGTTTCGTCTATAATAACATCATCAATACCACCATCAATACCTGCTTGATATTTGAATATGTATGCATCGCAAATTCTGTTATATAAACGATCTTTAACTGCTTTGTTATCAATAACCTTTTCTACAAAGTTTTTTGATTGAAATTTAACTTCTCCAAAAACTTCACCGGTTTCATGATCTACATCTTCCAATGTATAATGTGCACCTGCTTGTTTTACTAAATCAAATTTCTTCATGATTTCTAACCAACCACCATAATTGTCAATGCCTGAATCATAATAGATATCATAGTTAACTTTACGATGCGGAGGACCCATTCTGTTTTTAACTACTTGGACTTCAGTCTTACTTCCTACAACTTGTTCTACACCATTAATTTTTGCTTTAATCATTCCGGTGTTTTTAAGACGTAATCTAACTGATGCATGGAATGGAATAGCTTTACCACCTGAGGTAGTCCAAGCATCTCCAAATGATACACCTAATTTTGTCCTAAGTTGGTTGGTAAAGATTAGACAAATTCGTTCACGAGCGATCCAGTTCGTAACTTTACGCATTGCTTTGGAAAGGATAATTGACTTACTTGTTGCATAACCATCTTTGTCATATTCAGCTGACATTTCAATTTTTGTAGATGCACCCATTACTGAATCTACTACAATCGTAACTAAACGGTCTTTATCTGATTTACGAACTTGCTCTACAATAGTTTCAATCGTTTCAAATATCTCTTCGATTGTTTCTAAAGGAACATAAAGCATAGTTTTTAAATCAACCCCAATTGCTTGAAGAAACTCTGTACTAGTTGCTGCCTCTGTATCAATATATACTGCTAAGCCGCCTTTCTTTTGCGTTTCTGCTAATGCGTGAGATGCTAATAAAGATTTACCAGATGCTTCTAATCCGGTAACTTCAGTAATCCGGCCTACAGGAAATCCACCATTCGGCCGGTTTGAAATTGCTAAATCCAGAGAGTCGCAACCAGATGAAATCCATTCTCTAACATTGCTTGGCGCATCATCATCGCCATCGAGAAAGAATGCAGTCTTTAATGCTTGTCCTTTAAATTGCTTATTAATGCTATCTGCTAAGGTACTTGCTAAAGCATCTTCCAGTTCTAGTTTGCTTTTACTCTTTGCCATCTGTTACTCCTTAGGAATTAAATAGATCATTGAATGCTGATGCAACATCATCAACTTTACCTGCTGCAGCCTTTGTCGGTGCTTTTGCTGGTGCTGAACTTGCTGTTTCTTCTTCTTCGTCATCTGCAGTTACATCAGAGTCAGCATTTTCTGGATTCATCCATTCTTGCAATGCTTTTTCTAATTCATCATACGATGGCTCAGGAAAGATGTCAGTGATTTCTGGTTGATTCATGATCTTTTCAGCAATTGCTTTATCTTCAGTTGCTGGCTGAGTATTTGGTTTTACTCGAATAGCTGTTTTAGGGAAAGCTCCACCTTCTGCTGGTGTAAACTCTACATCGATATCACGACCATTCATTAAGTCAGTAATATCACCATAATCTGGATCTGAAATGATTGATAGTAATTCAGTGTAAATTTGCTTACCAAATCCCCAGAACTTTACTCCTTCAGATTCTTTACCACGGATAATTACAGGAACATAAGTACGCATTTTAGGTTCAATTTTACGACCCATTAACCATTCGTCTTTATCGCCTGTCTTTTTAAGTTTGTCTGCGAATTCTACGATTGGATCTGCGTTGCCAAATGTGATTGGAGATAACATTGATTTTTTACCAATGTCATAATGAAAATACAATTCTAAGAATGGATTGTCTTTTCTGTGTACATAAGGAACAATTCGAATACGTGTCTTACCAGATTCTGGTTTCCACAAATTGTTTTTCTTTTCGTCACTTTTGTTTAATTGGTTAAGTTTTGCTTTGATAGCGTCTAAATTTAACATAAATTTCCTTTTTGTTAAGTTGTTAATAAAAAAATAATTAATAATAATATAATTGATTTACCGGTTAAATCCAAGTTTAAAGTTGTGTTTTTTTGTTTAGTTTTGCTTGTCTTATTTTTTGTTTCGTTTCTTCAGAATGTTTATAGTTTTTACGAGTTGATACTTTACCTAATCGCTGTTCTCGTAATAGTTGTTTTGTCTCTTCTGAATGTGGTTTTCGTTTTTTACCTAAATGTGATAATCTCATTTTTTCTTTAGTCTCATCCGAATGTTTCTGAACACCTGTTTTACCTTTATTCCAAGACGGTTTACCCTTTAATGATTTTGATAAATTTTCTAAATGTTCTTTAGACTTTTTTTTACCGATATGAGCATTTGATATTTTTTGTTTAGTTTCAACAGAATGGGGAGCATGTACGCGATTGAGTTGAGTCTCTCGTATAATTTCAATTACTGCTAATCGCAATCGTTCATATTCTCGAGATAAAACTTTATATTCTCGTTGATTTTTTGAAGAATTCCAGTTAACCATTGCCCAAAAAGCAAGTTGTATACCTTTTATAGTTGGATAAATTTCACAAAGAAGTTTATGTGCTATAAAATGTTCCCGAGCTGTTAATTCAACTAAGTTTGATGCATTATCAGTTCCGCCAATACAACGAGGTATGATATGATGTTTTTCTTTATAACCTAGTAATGTTCTTGTTCGAGCTCGGTTAATTAATTGTGTGTAAATTCGTTCATAATCCATTTAATTAGTATCCTTAGTTAATTAATTATAATTTAATTAGTTATGTCGTTAATTCAAAGTAATTAGTTAAGTTTTTTGTTTTTATTATTTAGTTTATAAGTTATTTATCATAGCATTAATTATGCCATCCATAAACTGTTTTGCTTTTGGATTTGTGTTGTAGTTATCCAAAGATTGTAAAACTGCTTGATAGAATTTTGCTCCACCTTGGACATTTTTTCTTTTTATTTGTAATTTTCTACCGTTGGATAATGTAACTTCAACATAATCAGGTCTAACATATTCATTGAAATCTTTTACCGTTAAATTTGTATTTTGAGATTGTGTTTCCGTGTTATCTGGATAACCGTTGTTATTTTGGTCAGAATCTTCACTCAAATTCTTAGTACCAAATCGGCGCATATTTTCTGCTAAAATATTTTTTTTCATTTTTATATCCTATATAAATAAATATCTACCAAGCAATCTTTTTGAAGAAAACTAAGTTAATGATTCGATATCCGGTGTCTGATGTTAATATAAACGAATTCTGATAACGTTGCCAATCCAATTGGAATGTTTTATCTAATACGCCGTTATTAACATCTCGTATAACTTCATTTAAAGCATTAACCGTATACAATGTGTTAGTTTCTTTTTTACGATGAATGCTTATAGTATTTTGTCCTCGTTGTGTACCAGCATTTGCATTATATGTGCAATATAAATTATCCGGTACCGTTGCATTAGAAAACACAAATATTCTTGATTCTGGAATTTCGTAACTAGTTTGTATGTATTCTGTTATTATGTTTAAGTCTGATTTATGTGCAAATGTG